ATAATTCTGATTGCGTTTACACCAGCATCGTCTAGCGCATCTCCATCAACCTTGTTGATGTCTGTTGCTACGCCTATCGCAAATTTTGCGACAGAAAGAAGTCCGGCTGCAGCTACGTGAGGGCCAGTCTGATTATGGGCAAGTGCTCTCTTTGCCGCAACGTATCCTGTTGGCGGAATTCTGCGAGTTACGCCAGCAACGTCTGTCGGAACATCAATCCACGGGTGATAGATTGCTGCATGCTCTGCATGCTGAACGTTGTTGAGGTCATTTGCCTTTGAAATTGCGTTTGCATTTGTTTCTCCGCTACCGGCATGCAGTATCGCAACTCTATTTGTGTCATTTGCATGAGATATGAGGGCCTCTGAGAGCGGGAAAGATGTTTCGCCAGCAGTATTCTCATCGCCATCTACTATTGCAACTGCTCCAGCGCCAAGTGCGTCATTGAACAAGTCAAGGCCGTCGATTAGCTCTGTACCCGTAACGTTTGAACGGTCGTCGTCGCCAGCGCTCAGGGCTGAAGGCGAGCCAGAGCTACCAAGCGTTGCCGGTATTGAAGTCTGACCAGCGGCAACAGTTGCAGTGACATAGCGTGTAGCAATCGTGCTTGTGTTAATTCGTCCTGCGGCCTGGGTAAGCGATGTGCACGTTCCAGTGTTGTATACGGATGTTCCATCGTAGTAAAGCGTAATCTTGAACGTTGTATTTGCGGTTGGATGAGAAACAAATACGCCAATATTGTCGCTCCAGTCTCCAGGACCAGTTGCCTCGAGCGTTAGAACTGTTGTCGCCGATGCGGACTGGATTCCAAGAAGAGCCTTGCTACCTGTTGTCGCTGCCGGACCGACTACTCTCGAGACATAGGCTTGCGTACCGCCCTCTTCAAAGAACGTCTCAAGTGTTGGGTGTAGGTATGAGTAAGACTGGAAACCACCAAACTTATACTCAAAATCAGCCAAGCTCTCAACGAGGACAGCCTCGTCTGATGGGCCGCGCTCTGCCATACCTACGACAAACAGTTGCGACGACTCGCGAACTGTTGCACTTGATGGTCCTGTTCTTACCGCTGTGGAGACGACTACGCCTGGCATAAGACCTTCCTATAAATCATGTCGTGGGATTTCTCCCGTCCAACGTTTTATATTGTACAGATGTTTGAGGTTTCTCGAATGCAACTAATTTACGACAATTTCCGGACTAGATAGGGCGCCGGAAACGCTCAATGAAGCACTTAGTGCATGCGGGACAACATCAACCTGTATTTCTGCAACTTCACCAATTGGTTTTCTGGAAACTATTTCATCTATTTCTAATGTGTACCCGAGGTATGCCCCTGCCATCATTCTGTCGCCTTTAAGAAGCGTGATGTCAGAGAATTCTTCCCTCAATGAACCCTCGTCAATCATTACGCGAAAAGAATCCCTCCCAAGACCAGAAGCGGTCGCCGAGTCATAAACTTTCAGGCATGGGTAATCAAGAAGGGCTGAGCGAATAACAGTTGTCAATCTGTCTCGCATTATTGTTACCTCCTCGGAGCCCTCTGTCCTGGTCCATATGTATGTACGCATGCTGTAGGCAACTCTGTACAAGGGGTCTGGGCCATCAAAGCCAATCCTGTTAAAAGTGTTTGTTGAGATAGCAACAGTAATTACAGTCGGCCATTCATCTATTGCTAGAGGTTCGTACGCGATGAACTGAGAAGGAGTTGGAAGCGTAATATCGTCAGCCTGCCAAGCATTTCTGTAATCGATTATTCTTACTGGAATATCCTGCTTCAGATAATCATTGACATATTTTTTCGCAAATTGAGCACCATGCATTAATGAGTAATTTGGAGTAGCCATTATATTTTGCCCCTAATTACATATTTTGCGGCTTTTCTGCTTATGTCTCTCGAGAAACCTTTTGGTTCAAAGATTATTTTTCGTTGAGGCATTTTTGTAGTGCCATATTGATGAAATTTTGCATATTCAATATCTGTGCCAAAAGTGGCGCTTAACTTTTCAATCTTGTTTACAGAAGTTCTGTCCAGGCTTCTTAAGCTGTTGAATAACTGGCCATCAAATACAAGTATTGGAGCAACTGGTCTTCTGACGCTCTTCCATGCCGCATATCCAGCATCCAATGGTCTCCACCCTCCGACCAGACCTCCACCGCTAAGGAAGTTTTCTGAGAACGCTTGTTCTAGTTGACGCTTTGCGTAACGCCATACCGGACTGAAATCTCTTGACCTATCCCCAATATTGTCTAGCAATTTTTCAGCATCATCTGTATCTACGTCGGCTGTAAGCCTCATTTAAGCAACCCTATTCCGCTTGTACTTTCTAACACTCGCTAGTTCTGTGTCGAGAAATCCCGTAACAAGTGGACCAACATTTCTCGGATTTAAGTCTTTTACACCAACAACATCGTCGTGCATATTTTGCATTTCCCGAGAAGCAGCGCGAAGAATTAAAATTTTAAAAAGCGGAATACTTGAACCATCAAGCCCTGCCTCGTACGTGACAGTAACCAAGTCGTTTTCGTAGCCATAGAAATACTCAATTCCAAAGCGGTGCACAACATAGTCATCATTTACGGTAAGCGTTCGTAAAGTTCCATGAACTGGCTGAACAGTAACGCTTGAGACACTTGTTACTGGAGCATTGCGCAAATAAATCATGTTTGGCGGTTCGGCATAAATCATGTTGTCAACCGGGTTGGTTGTAGTAAATGAATCGTTGTAATAGCCGTTGTCTATGCTGAGAAATGTCCCCATTGGAACGCCATGTTGACTCGATGGCAGCCTATATTCCTCGGTAAATTCTTCAACTTCAATTGGCCTACGGAGGAATGCCTCTAGCTCACCCTGCAATCCAGCAAGAACCATTTCTGCGGCATCTTGTTGGCGAAGGGTGAACTTAACATCCATATAGGTTGTAAGGTCATTGACTGTTGCCAGCATTTACTACCTGCTTCTTGGATTTGCTCTCTTTGCTGGACGAGCTGCTTTCTTTGCAGTCTTTTTTGCAGCTTTCTTTGCAGTCTTTTTTGCAGCTTTCTTCGGTGCTGCGGCTTTCTTCGGTGCTCTAGGGCGAGCAGCGTCTGCCGCTCTCCTTGCAGCTGCATTTCTCATAGCACCTACCGTTTTTGCTGTTGCCACATCTCTGTATGGGAGTTCTCGCGGTTTACCTCGTGGCGATGGGGTAAGTGCTTCTCTAATTAATTGCTCCTCCCCCTGTCTTGCGTTGCGCTCACGACCAGCCTGCATTCTTGGGGTTAGCGATGTTGGTCTTGCACGACCAATGTTTATGGGAGAGTCTGACTCATTTGGGTCATAGGTTGTTATTTTCGGTATTCTTCCTTGCGCCTGAAGCCTGCGCAAAGCTGCTTGTGCGGATTTATTTAGTGCCGGTCTTGTCGATACTTCGCTATTTAGACCCTGTGCTCTTCTGCCAGGAGAGTCATATGTTCCCTCATACGGAGTTGCCTGTGATGCGAAAAGCTTGACTGTTCTTATGTTTCCATAGGCATTACGCACAAGCTCATTAATATCCTTAAGTCTCTCGCGAGCCCTGTCGCGCACATCTGGAGATAAGGCTTTATCGCGGACTTGAGCAACTGCCTGTTCGCGCAGTCTCAGTAGCTGCGCGGCATCATCTGATATGTCCCGTCCGTACCGAAGAGATGGCATGTTATCTCGCTTTCAGAGAAAATTCTAAAGCGAATTATAGCATTCAGATAATTATTGTCTTTCACCTATCTTCGTTCGGTGGTCTCTCTATTACTGGTGATGAGTCAATAGTGCCAGGAGGAGCCTCAACTGGCACCCATGCGCGAGAATATTTATGTTCTTGAATGTTTCTAGTTTTTATCAACGAACCGTCAAGCATTAAACTCATTTCATCGGCTTTCATGCAGAGTATGTTTTGCATTTCTGCTACCGTGTATTTCCCAGACAAGCGCAGCTTTTTAATTATATTAGACATTTTCTTAGCGACGATTGAGCCCTTGCCTCTGTTAAGCCGCAAATGCATCATCATTGCCTCAAGCGAATCAACATCATGCTGAATGACTGGTATTCCATTCTTTATGTGAATCTGTATTTGCTTAACATTTGTTGCAAGGAGAAATCTTTCAGACCCGTCAATTATTTCACTATTTGATTTTCTTACGTGTATGGGCTGTATGAATCCAAGCTCAGACAATGAAGAAGAAAGAACCAAAAGGTCAGGGCGAAGAATATGGGTTGCTCGCCAGTCTGGAATCTTCAGTGAATTTGGGTTTACATATTTAATATTCAAAGATTCCATCATCTGCCTGTTCTTCCGCTTGCCTAACTGTATATGCCCTAGTTTTTGGACCAACCGGGGTGGGTGAGTTGACATCAATGTCATTCAAAACGAGCATTCTGATTAGCCAACTGACCGGATATCCGCGCGGGTCTTCAAAGTGCTTTTTTCTAAACCGCGCCACATAAGCCTTAGCATCGCGCTGGCGTCTTTCGCCTATTAGGTAATCTTCGATAAACATCGAGGCGCCGTCGAACCCATATTCAGAATATTTTGATATGAGTTTCTCTACGTCAAACTCTTTCCACCAACGACGCTGGGCGTCTAT